GGTGTAAGTTGTGCTATACTTGTATCATAAGGAAGAGATAATAAACCTTAAAAGAAAGAGAGGAAAAAAGAATGAACAAGGAAAAGGCAAGAAGACACCTAAAATCGGCACACGAAAGTCTTAATTTTTGGAGAAGTGAATATGTTTATACTTGTAGAAATGAAGATGGTTGGATTAAAGAGCAATGTCTTAAAGATATTGTTTCAAATATTAATGAGTGTAAAGAGAGAATTTCAAGGTTACAAAGATATGCATATTAATATCTTAGTTGTTCTATCAGCTAAAGTAATGGGTGTAATTTTAGGTATTTCATTTGCAATTGGATACGACGTAGAAAAAATAGAGGAGTGGTTATAAATGAAAGAGTACAGCGAAAAAAACAAGTCATTAATCAATATTATAAATTCTTTTTGTGTCGGTGATATGCTTTTAATATTTGATGATGCAATTACACAAGGGTTTGAAATCATCATAGAAGACGGCAAATTTTATTACCTTAAATAATGTTCACAATTTGTTCACAATTTGTTCATTTTAATTTCATACACTACTGCTATAATATCATTATAGAGTTAAATAATAGAAACGAGGTGATTACATTGTTAAATACTCTATATGAACAATTTATGAGCACCATCGGAATACATCAGTTATCCGAAACAAAATTATATTCTGACGAGTTAGATGTTACAATGGAGGTAATTTGTGAAAATTTGCCTGTAATCAACACTAAACGTATTATTTCTATTACTTTTACAAATGGTTATAGCACCTAAATGGTGAATAACATATTACAAAAAACAAGTCATAAACAAGGAGGAAAAATTATGGCAAAGAAAGTAACACGTACTATTATCAGCACTAAAGTAACAGCATTATGTATTGACTTAAAAAAGGTCGAACCTTACAATGACACATTTGTAATACCCGGATCATTTACAGCTTCTGACAAGAAACTTGATTCAAAGGCACACGAATTTTATGACAACGATTCAAGAAAAATCGTTCAGATTCAGAGTGTAGAACAGTCTGAAAAAATCTATGGTATGAGTGAGGAAACATTCATGTTGCATGCAAAGGAACTTGACGAAAAACGTCATTTTATTGATGAAGCCATTACTGAAACCGTAGAAGAATAAGAAAAAAGAGAGGTAAAATAACATGAAAAACGACTACAGTGTAACAATTAAAGAATCATCAAAGGAATTAACAGCAAGGGAGAAATTAAAAGTAACAGATATTCAAATCTGTTTACCCATTGACCAGAAAATTGACGAGCATAACGGAAATTTGATTATTAAGCCTACAGATTATGTTTTATTAGGTGTGCATAATGAAAAATCTGACAATAAAGATTATGAAGTTTTCATTGTTATCGATATTAACGGCGATATGTATTCCACTTCGTCCGAATCTTTTAAAGAATCTTTCATGCAGATTTTTGAAATTATGCGTGAAGAGAAAGAAGAATATGAAATTTGCTGTTTTAAGGTAGAATCGAAAAATTATAAGGGTAAATCCTTTATTAAGTGTTCCATTGTTTAACACATCATTAAAAACAGCGAGAGATTGAATACGTCTCTCGCTGTTATTGTATAAGGAGATATAGTTATATGACACGTAAACAAGAATACATGAAAGAACGCAAGCGTATTCAGAAAGCAATTTCACGACAAAAAAAATCTGGTTATATAGTTCCAGAAAATTTATTGCCAGATATTCCAAAACGCATTACAAAAGCATCAATAAATCGTTTAAAAAAGATTACACCTAAAACAATAATAAGCAAGTCAGAATTAATTGATTTTACAACAGGTGAAATTATAACAAAGGAATCATCTAGTTATAGAAAAAGTGTAGTAAAAGCAAATAGGGAACTTGTTAAACTAGCAAAACAAAAGCAGAAAAAAGAAACGTCCGCTTTTTACGAAACAGAGGACGGTTTACCAATAGCAACCTTTGATGTAATAGAGCATATCAGAAATCAAATAATAAATCTAACTAGAAAAGATGGAACAAGACCTATTGAAATAGAAGGTAGAAAACAAGGGTTATTAAAATTATTTGACGACAATGTTAGTTATTATGACTATATTGGTAGCTTAGACTTGTATTATAACTATTTACTAGAAAAAGAAAATGATATTGCCGAACTACTGGATAAAATATATGAAGATAGTGGTGATGAAAAAAGAATAGAGAATCATTTTATAGAACTTGCTAACCTATTAAATATGGGTCGTCCACTTTCACAAATTGAAGCAGAAAGCATATCTGGTGAACAAGAATTTTACGAACCTTAAGGAACGAACACCGTGAGAAATATTAATTTTAAGTTTTTTTCGTGCGACTTTGAGACAACAGTTTATAAAGGACAAGTAAATACTGAGGTCTGGGCATCTGCTTGTGTTGAGTTGTTTACAGAGGATGTTGTTATCTTTCATAGTATATCAGACACCTTTAATTATTTTAAAGACTTAAATTGCAATATATGCGCTTATTATCACAATTTAAAATTTGATGGTAATTTTTGGCTGTCTTTTTTGTTAAAAGATTTGCACTTAGAACAAGCGGTAAAATACTTAAACATTGAAAAAACATCAATGGTTTTTGACGACATAAAAGACATGAAAAATAATACTTTTAAGTATGTAATATCGGATATGGGGCAGTGGTATTCTATAACTATAAAGGTAAATGATCATATAATAGAACTACGTGATTCGTTGAAACTGTTACCATTTAGCGTAAAAGAAATTGGGGAATCTTTTAACACAAAACACAAAAAACTTGACATGGAATATAATGGCTATCGTTATTCAGGGTGTGAAATTACGCAACAGGAAAAAGAGTACATTAAGAATGATGCTTTAGTTGTAAAAGAAGCGCTAGAAATCATGTTTGAAGGTGGACATAAAAAATTAACAATAGGTTCGTGTTGCCTTTCAGAGTTTAAAAAAACAATATTGTCACAGGATTTTAAAAATTGGTTTCCAGACTTAACACTTATCAAATTGAATAAGGATGTACACACTTATGATACGATAGATAAATGGATAAGAAAAAGTTATCGTGGCGGGTGGTGCTACCTTGTAAAAGGAAAAGAAAACAAGGTTTTTTCTAATGGATTAACAGCGGACGTTAATTCCCTTTATCCTTCTGAAATGCATTCTAGCAGTGGAAATCGTTATCCGATAGGTGTTCCTAAATTTTGGTGTGGAAACTATATACCAGAAGAAGCACTAAAACCTAATAAATATTACTTTATTAGAATAAAAACACGTTTTTACTTAAAAAGGGGGTACCTACCATTTATACAAATAAGGGGAAAATACATATACAAAGGAACGGAATCATTAGTAACATCCGATTATTACGATAATAAGTTAGGAATGTACTGTCAATATTATAAGGATAAGTATGGTAACACAATAGACACTAAACAAGAACTTGTACTGACTATGACAGACTATGAATTAATAAAAGAGCACTACGAACTGGTAGATTTTGAAATTATAGATGGTTGTTATTTTTATGCACAAGTTGGAATATTTGATGAATACTTAGACAAATACAAGCAAATTAAAATGGAAAGTAAAGGTGCAAAAAGAACACTTGCAAAATTGTTTTTAAACAACTTATATGGGAAACTAGCATCGTCTGATGATTCGTCTTTTAAATACGCATACTTGAAAGACGATAATGTAGTAGGGCTTTATAACGTAGAAGCACACGACAAAAAAGTGGGATACATTCCGATAGGGTCAGCAATAACAAGTTACGCACGCAACTTTACCATACGGCACGCACAAATGAATTATCACGGTGAAAATGAACGTGGCTTTATTTACGCTGATACTGATTCTATTCACTGTGATTTATTTCCGGATGAAGTCGTTGGTTTAAAAATACACGAGTCTGACTTTAATTGTTGGAAATTAGAAAGCTACTGGGATAGTGCTATATTTGCAAGGCAAAAGACATACATTGAGCACGTAACACACGAGAACGGTGAAGCGGTAGAACCATATTATAATATTAAGTGTGCCGGTATGCCACAAAAATGTAAAAATCTTTTAAACGAAAGTTTAACAGGAACTCAGAAAAATAAAGAAGAATATACCGAAGAAGAGCAAAAATTTTTATATAAGGGTGATGAAAAAATATTAAGAAATTTAGAGGATTTCAAAGAGGGTCTTATAGTACCAGGGAAATTATTACCGAAAAGAATTTTAGGTGGAGTACTATTAACAGAAACAAACTATGAAATGAGATAACAAAAAGAGACTGATATAAGATCAGTCTCTTTAATATATCTATAACACTAGTATAATGAAAGCGATTCGCATAATCGAGAAGTTATATGTGGCGGTTTCTTTCATCCGTGCTGTCCACACTACTCAGACATTAAAACCAGTGCAGATACCAAAAAATGTTTCGCATGAAACATTAATAAGATAAAACAGCAAGAATAGCGTCTTTACATTCTAAATCTTTAAAACGAAAACATCCCTTTTCGAAAAAATAACGTAGAGAGGATATAAAAACATCATTTCTTTTTAACATTACATAGTTTATATCGTGGTCATTAACTGTAACAACTAAGCGGAAAGGAAAAGTGCTATCAACTCTATCGTCTGCATAAATGATTCCCTGTTCTGCATATTCACGGACAGCATATTCTTTTCCCTTGTATTTCAAGGTGCACAGATAGCGACTTTTCCCAATGGGTTTGTCAAGGAAGGATTTACTATCATTTAGATAAATACCCTCGTTGGAATATGACTGATACGAATCGGACGAAAAAGCTCTGTTAAAGCCACTATCAATTTGTGCGTCATGTGCGTCTTGGTTAAAACCTTGTTCACACACAAATCCATCACCTCGCAAAAATACAGTGTCCTCTCTTAATCGTGTTGATATACCAAAAGCCACGTAATAAGGATTTAGAATAGTGACGGGATTACTTAACATATATACGGGCACACGTATAACCATTTTTCCCTGTCCCCTTGCTATTGATTTATGAACGCTCTGAAATTTTCTTAATTCTTCTGCACAATAGTGATTTGTTTCTGACTGAAATTCATCAAAAATCATGCGTGATACGTCACTAAATAAATGTGAATATTTTTTTAGAGAATCAGCACTATTTAAGGAAATAGCATATCCACAAGGAATGTCATCAATAAACAATTCTTGATAAATTCCCTTTGCTCTCTTTTTTGCCGTCATGTTATGATTCGAAAAGAACAGCCCTTGAATGTCCTTAAAAAATTTATCAACAATGTCGTCTAGTTCGTAGTTATAGCGATAAATAAGTGCAAATTTTTCAGCATTTTTCAAAAAACGGTTAACACAAAGTCTATTAAAATAGGTAGTCTTTCCTGCCGAACGATTAGACGTACATATATAAATTTCTGGTGTGTTGCCATTAATATCCTTTAAACTCAAAAGTTTAGTACCATCATAATATGACATTGTTGTCACCTCCTTTAATTCTTTATTAAATTATATCATAGATATTGACATTTTTCAAGTAGTTATGGTATAATATTATAAAGGAGGTGGAAAAAAATATGGAAGCACTTACAGGTATCACAACGGTAATTAGTACAGTCGGTTTTCCTATCGCAATATGTCTTATCTTGCTTTGGTACATTTACAAGTTGTCTGAAATGCACAAGACAGAAACAAAAGAATTTACAGAAGCGTTAAACAAAAACACACTAGCACTACAGAAATTAAGTGACATTATAAGTGAGGGTGAAGACATTGAGGAGTAGTAATAAAGCGTATGAATTGATAAAAAAATACGAGGGATTAAGATTAATAGCTTATAAAGCTGTATCCAGTGAAAAATATTATACAATAGGTTACGGTCATTATGGCAAGAACATAACCAAAGGTATGATAATCACTAAAGAGACAGCTGAAAGTCTATTGCATAACGACATTAAAAAAGCCGAAAATGCAGTAAATATTTATAACCCGTTGTATAGCTTTAATCAATGTCAATATGATGCTCTTGTGTCTTTTGCTTTTAATGTTGGCAATATTAAACAACTTACAAATAATGGCAAGCGGACTATATCACAAATAGCAAACGCATTACCATTATATTGTAAGTCAGGAGGTGTGAAACTAAACGGACTAGTTAAACGCAGAAACGAAGAATTAACTCTTTTTTTGAGTGAGACAAATGAGTTAGAAACAGTAGCAAGGCAAGTCTTAACTGGCAAGTGGGGCAACGGACAAGCAAGAAAAGAAGCGTTAACCCTTGCCGGTTATGATTATAAAGAAATACAGTCTATCGTTAACAAATTATTAAAGGAGGTGTAAAAACATGATATTAACCAGAGACGAATTTTTTGAAGCTATCAATAAACGGGTTGGTGAAAATACTGATGACGAATCGCTGAAATTTATTGAGGACATGACTGACACGTATAACAGTCTTGAGACTGATAGAAACAGCGATGACTGGGAGAGAAAATACAACGACCTTGATGCCGAATGGCGTGAACGTTATCGTAGTAGATTTTTTGAAGGAAAAGAGGATATTGTAGATGAAAATCGTGAAGATGTGAAAGACGAAAGCGAGCCGTCTACATTTGATGAATTATTTGAGGAAAGAGAGGAATAAAACATGGCAACGAGACCAAAAGTAAAAGTATTAACAAATACATCCATTGATGTATTAAATGTTATCCGAAACAATGCATCACAGAATTACAAAGATTACGTCCCAAAAGCCACACCGGACGCTGAAAGCATTAGGGCAATCGGTAGTATTATTATGGACTATCCGGCATTACAGAATGAATTTCTCAGCGCACTGGTAAACAGAATCGGAAGGGTGCTTATTACAAGCAAGATGTATTCTAACCCATGGGAAAGATTTAAAAAAGGATTTTTGGAATACGGTGAAACTATCGAAGAAGTTTTCGTAAACATCGCAAAACCGTTTCAGTTCGATCAGAGTGTTGCTGAAAGTGAAGTATTTAAACGTGAGATTCCGGACGTTAGAGCGGCTTTTCATATCATGAATTATCAGAAATTTTATAAGAGCACTGTTAGCAACGACCAGTTAAGGCAGGCTTTTTTGAGTGTTGATGGTATCACAGATTTGATTGCTAAAATCGTGGATGCGATGTATACCGGTGCTAACTACGATGAATTTCTGACTATGAAATACCTGTTAGCAAGACATATTCTTGACGGTAGAATGAATGTTGTGACAATTCCAACCGTGCAGGCTTCTAATGCAAAACAGATCGTGACGGCAATTAAGAGCATTAGTAACACGTTTACATTTTTAAAAACAAAGTATAACGTTGCAGGAGTTGCAACAAAGTCAGATAAAAATGAACAGTATTTGATCGTTAACTCTAATTTTGATGCGACTATGGACGTTGAGGTGTTAGCATCTGCATTTAATATGGACAAGGCAGAATTTATAGGTCACAAGGTGCTCGTTGATTCTTTCGGTGATCTTGATATTGCCAGATTAAATGAGTTGTTTAAGGATGACCCAAATTATATTAAAATTGGTGAAGATGATTTAACAGCACTTAACGCCATTCCCGCTATTTTGGTGGACGAAAATTGGTTCATGATTTTTGACAATTTTCAGAGTTTTACAGAAAATTACAACGGACAAGGTCTGTATTGGAATTATTTTTATCATGTTTGGAAAACATTTTCCGTATCTCCTTTTGCAAATAATGCTCTATTTGTTAGCGGTACACCTACAGTTACTTCTGTCACTGTATCACCCAAAACCGCTAACGCTAACGCAAACGGAATCGTACAGTTAAGTGCTGTAGTGCAGACGACTGATTTTGCCCCTAAGGGAGTAACATGGTCTGTAACATCCGGTGATGCTACTGTATCAGATAGCGGACTTGTAAAATTAGGTGAATCTGCCACAGGTGAAGTGGTGGTTACAGCTACATCTGTTTATGACAATACAAAGAGTGACACTTGTACTATAACAGTAGCATAATAAAATGTTTCACGTGAAACATTTGAACGTTAATGTTTCACGTGAAATAATAAGGAGTTGATAAAATGTATATTGCACCACAGTCAATATTTAAAGTAATAACAGATGTTCCGTTCGATAATTCCCACAAACACACTATTCTTTTTAATAGTGAGGTACAGCAACAGGCGTATTTTAACGCAAAAACAGCCTACACATTTTCTAATTTTAGTTACATAAGGAAAGAAAATGTTGTTAGACTTCCGGTTGTTGCTGATAATTTGTACAATGCAAATTATTGCGCTTTTAAAAACGTTGGTTTTGGTGACAAATGGTTTTATGGATTTATTACAAATGTTGAGTACATCAACAACGAGGTGTCAGCGGTTTCTATTGATGTTGACTGGATGCAGACGTTTTTATTTGATTTTGCTTTAGGTAATTGTTATACTGTACGGGAGCACGTTGTAGATGATACAATTGGGGCGCATACAATACCAGAGGATATTTCTTTTGGCGAAAATGTAGTAATGAAAACCATGACGCACTTTTTTACTGATTGGAAATGTATCATAGTAGCAATACCTAATACAAGCAGTGTAAGACCCGGTACAGTAAACGGTAAAATTATTCGCAATTTGTATACAGGTGGTACAATGTATTTATCTGACCTTGATGCAGACAATATAAATGAAATTATTACTAACTTGATTAGTAATGGATTAATTGTCTCAAACGTGTATACAATTCCTAATGAATTTTTGAACTATTTTTCGAATCCGATTACAGAAGAGGAAACAGGCACAAGACCTAACAGACTAGGTATTGGGAATAAATCTGATGCTTATACCCCTGTTAATAACAAGTTGTTAACATATCCATACACGTTTTTGCGTGTAGAAAACAATCAAGGCGGCGTATCAGAGTTTAGATGGGAAGATACAAACGATGGAACAGGTGTAAATTTTTTACTGCTTGATAATTATGTAAACGCTTGTGAATGTTGTTTACAACCGCAAAATTATCAAAAAGCCGGAAATAGAAGTGGTTCGTTATATATCGGTAACTTTCCACAATGTTCGTGGTCTGAGGATGCTGTTGCAAGTAATATGAGTAGCAAAAATATATCCGCTACGATTGCAAGTGTATTTAGTTTAAATCCACAACCTATTTCGGACAGGGTAGGTGAGATCGCTACATCATTTGTACAACCAGAAACGCCAAAAGGAAATTATACAAGTCCTTACATTGACGTGCAGAATAATCAAATGGGCTATTCGTTTTATACAATGGGTATACGAGCAGAAATGGCAAGAGTTGTTGACGATTATTTTACACGTTTTGGGTATAAGGTTTTGAGATACAAAGTACCTGAGACAAAAAGTAGAACGTCTTTTAATTATGTGCAAACACAAGATGCTTATATTACTGGGTCAATACCTAACGAAGCACTTGTACAAATTGCAAACGCTTTTAATTCTGGTATTACGTTGTGGCATACGACTGATGTTGGAAATTATACTCTTGATAATTCTATTGTGTCAGATAGGGGGTGATAAGAATGGGAAAGAAAAAAACGCAATTTAATGAATCATTAAAAGTAAATACATATACGTGGAATATGTATTATGACAGGATAAAAGAAATGGCTATATCGATGTATGAATGGATTAATTTACCAATTAGTGTTGATGAACGTTTTCTGGAATTGACACTATTTTCGGATGGTATGTGCGTTTTCTTTGAAGATTCAATTCTAGGCCATTTGTGCTTACAAACAATGATTGCCGGTAGACTTAATGTGTATCGTATTCCAATACAACGCACTGCTTATTCGGCAAACGGATATAATAAAAAACTCACAGAAAAAGACAGTGTAATTATATTTAATAATATGTTACATACATCTTGTGTAAGAGACGTAGAATTATTTGCAAAACGCCTATACAATCTTGACCGTGTTATTGATGTTAACGCAAACGCCCAGAAAACGCCTGTATTGATTAAATCTAGTGAAAAGAAACGGCTAACTATGAAAAACTTATATATGCAGTATGACGGAAATCAGCCTTTTATCTTTGGTGACGATGATTTAAATACTCAAAATTTTCAAGTACTGAAAACTGACGCCCCTTATGTGTGTGACAAGATTTATAATCTTAAAACACAATACTGGAACGAGGCACTCACTTATTTAGGTATTCCGAACATGACAATAAATAAAAAGGAACGTGTCATTACCGATGAGGTGTTAAGAAGTCAGGGTGGAACTATTGCAAGTGGCAACAGTAGATTGTATATGCGTAAACAAGCTTGCAAGCAAATCAATGAGATGTTCGGACTTGATATTGATGTACGGTTAAGGAATACTTTCGATGTAATTGGGGGTGACGAAGACGAGTAAATATACAACAGAAGTACGATTTATTTGTGAACAATATGCCGGACTTAGTGAAAGTCAAGGGTATTCAAACATTGATGACATTGTACAAAAGGCATTACCGAAAATATTTGACTTTAGTTTCCCAATTTTTGACGAAAATTATAAAAATGTTTTGTGTAAAAAGATTATAAAACATTTTTATACAAGAGAAATAGGGTGTGAAACTGTAGCATTGTGGAAATTGTGGCTTAACGTAAAAATGAACGAGATTATGCCATACTACAATAAATTGTACAAATCGGAATTGATTAAATTTAATCCGATGTACAATGTCGATGTTACAACTACACATACGGGTAAAGGGTCAAACAATAAAGATCGTGACTTTACAAGTGATAACACTTATTCCGGTAACAGTACAAATACAACGAGCACAACACTTGATTCTGATAACTGGAATAAAACACTTGATACGCCACAAGGTAGTATACAAAATATCATGGATGACAGTTATTTAACAATTGCAACGCATGATACCGGTAATTCCAGTGGTAGTACCACAAATAACGGAACAAGTGAGACGACAGAAAAGAAAACAGACAGCGAAACAGAAAAAATAAGCACAACAGACGAATATATTGAGAGTGTAAGAGGAAAAAACAGTGGCGAAAGTTATAGCAAGGTTTTGTCTGATTTTCGTGATACATTTTTAAACATTGATATGATGGTGATCGAAGAGTGTAACGATTTATTCTTTCAGCTGTGGTAGGAAAGGGGTGAAAAAAATGGATGGAAATTTTAAGCACTTTAGATTCTGGTGTCAAAAAGTTTTGCCATTGGTGTATGATGATTCGTTAAGCTACTACGAAATTTTGTGCAAAGTTGTAAATTATATCAACAATATAATTGACAACGAAAAAGAAATAACAGAAGAAGTTGACAGCTTAAAAGCTGAATTAAAAGTTGTACAAGAATGGATTGCAAACTTTGATACAAGTTATGCAGAAAGCATTATAAAAAAATATATCGCCACTATGATTTTCCTTGAAATTTCAGACAGTGGATATATTTTGTATTTTATTCCAAACACATGGGAAGATATTAACTTTAACACAACTGGTAAAGATATACAGATTGACGGAAAAGAATACGGAAGACTTGTTCTGTCATATTAAGAAAGAGAGGTAAATAAAATGGCTGTAAGACAATATGTTGGTGCAAGATATGTACCTAAATTTTTTGAAGGCGAAAACGGGAGTACTGAATGGGTAAACGGCTTAAGTTACGAACCGCTAACAGTAGTCACTTATTTGGGTAATAGCTTCACAAGTAAAAAGCCTGTTCCGCCAGAAATTGGTGCACCTAACGAAAATTCTGAATACTGGGCGAATACGGGGAATTACAACGCACAGGTTGAAATCTACCGAGAAGAAACAGAAAAAGTAAAAAATGATTTAAATAATTATATCATTAAAAATGATGAGACTGTAAATAATTACATCATTAAAAATGATGATGCTATAAATAAATTAGAAACTCAAGTTTCAAAAATTAACAACGAAATCATAAAAGACAAGGAAATTTTAGGTCTAATAATTGGTGACAGTTATACAACGCACGACCCAAACAGTGGGGGTGTAACATACACTAAAAATTTTGGTGAAACACTCGTTGAATTAGGTTATTTAACCTCACAAAAAAGTTATGGTGTTAATGGTGCTAGATACGCATTAAATTCTACCTCAAATTTTAAACAGCAGTTAGAGACCGCAAGCACGGACGATTCTTTCAATAACGACGACGTAGATATAATAATTATCGAGGGTGGACAGAATGAAAGATTTGAAAGTGATTTTTCCTCGTCAAATTTTTACACCCGGTTATATGACAACGTGAAAGATACAATAAAATATGCAAAAACGGTATTTAAAAATGCTAAAATATATTGCATACCTATTTTTTGGGATGGTTACACACAAAAAGCGTTTGATTATAAAAAAGTGTGGGATGCCATATACAATTCAGCTTGCGATAATGGTGCTATTATTGATTCAACATCGTTATATTGGGGTAGAGGCACATATTATACATGGGGTACAGATCATCAGCACCCTACGTACGATACTTTAGTTAAAATGTGTAATAAGTGTGGTAATTTAATTAATGGCGGTAAAAATGTTATTGATATAACAAATGTGTGCTTGCCGATAGCTACTTTTACACAATGCAAAGTTATCGGATATACAGTCAGCAGAAATAGTATTGATATTGTTTTAAGTGGTTATAATACAACAGCTATACCTGCTAACACAATCTTAGCGTATGTTTATCCACCATATGCGAACAACCAGACATTTTGTCCGGGTACTATTTCATCATATGGTGATGTTACGGCCATGTTTACGGTGACGCTCGAGGACAATAGAACTGGGGATATCAAATGTCTAAAAGAAATACCGGCAGGTGAGCGGTTCTATTGCGTGATTAGACAGGAGTTATAAATAAAAAAGATAGTCAAGAGTGTATCACAACTCTTGACTATCTTTTTATTAGATTGTGAACCACTCATCAAACTCTTCATAATGTCGTGTTACATATTCGTCATAAAATTCTTGAGGGGTTAAGTTAGGGTTTTCGTTATGGATTTGTTCTCTTATGTCGTCATCCATAAGTACAACCGCAACATTAAAGTCTATTTCTGTACCGTTCTCGTTTTTTACAAATATTGTAGATGCCATTTATTACCTCTTTCTTCCCGTCTAGCCGATAGGACAGCTAAATAATTATATTCTTACAAAAGTTTTCATTGATGATAAACAGAACATTGTATAACCTATCCTCTATTCTTCACATTTTGCGTAGTCTTTTCTGAGTACCATTAGTCCACTACGTTTTTCTGAAGTATAAAGCTGATCTGATTTTTCATAGCTATAGAATACTTTTTTAAATATTAAATCGTATTCTTTATCAATCATATACATAGTAGCAATCGTGAATCCGTTATCTTTAGTAAATCTAATTCTTATAACGTTTGCATTGTCTCTTTCTGCTATTGCTTTTAACTGTCTTCTCATTTCTACTCGTTTCATGTTCTTGTCTCCTTTACTTAGTAGTGTTTGCTGTTGTTTGTTCCTTATGATATAAGTATATTACATATTGCGCT